ATCTCTTCTTGTGGTACATCCCATGAGCCATCACGTAACCAGCGATAACGCTCAGCGTCTAAGAAGTTCTGATTGTCGCTTAACATCTTAGCGAACAGGTGTGCTCTGTTATCCTCTTGTGCTTCGAGAGCGTCAGCAGCCCTCATCAGGAGTGAGCGAGTAACGACGTACTCATCCTTATCAGCGTATGCTCTTAGTTGTTTAACGAGGTTCTCAACCATTTTTTACAGTCTCCGCAGAATGATACATGGACAAAATATCCATAATTACTTTACCTTCACCATATTTTAACATCATAGCGACTGCGTCGGCAAGTGTATTGTGGTAGCAAAATTCTTCCCACATTAGTTTAGCCTCTTCAGGAAACATCTCAGCCTGTGTATTAGTCATAGCCGTATTTCTCCACATGTGCAATAGCCTTATCATACGCTAAAGTTGCATAAAAGTCTTCTACTTCTTTCACGACAATCATCGGAGCATGCGACTGCGTAGGGTATTGCTCCAGCGTATAGCCTAGAGCCTTGAGCGCATCAGCCCATAAGTCTTCGTCAGGCATGGGATACTCATCCCTGAGAATGGTCTCAGTCCAGTACACGACGGCATCGTTAAAAGCCTCTTCGTCATCCTCATCGTCTTCAGGTTCATAATACCTATCTTCCGTATACATGGTTTAATCCTCCAAGTTAAGTAGTAAGTGTAAGCCCTTTACTTCTAGCGTACAATCCCCAGCGTTGTATTTTGCCCCGTCAGCTTCCACGTGCGTAAGACGAGCATCAGGGAAGTTTTCATCAAGCCATTCAATAAGTAAATCTTTAGTATTAAAAAATATGTCATGTTTCATGCTGAATACTCCAGTTCGTAAGATAAGATTTTAAAATCATTATAACCATTGTCCTTCATTAGTTCGATTAGTTCCGCTTCTCCGTTAGGTGCGTAATAGAAGATGCGACTATCAGCCACTCCGAAATTATCAAAGATTTCGCCTTCCTCGTGCTCGTCATCGTCTCTATATGTGCCAAACGATATATAATAGCCGTCAACCTCTTGCCCGTCATCTTTGAAATATATACATGCGTAAGCACCTATCGGATTCATTTTACTTGCCTCACTCTTAAGTTAATATCATAGTCTACATCTTCCATATACCCTTGACGCACTGCCTCTTCACAGTCTCTAAAATACTCGTCTATCTCTGCCCATGCCTCTTCCTCAGTTGCGAAGGTGTGAGGCTCATCGTTTAACTGCCATACATTCTCGCCATCGAGTACAACTTCCCATCTCGCATGCGTAAGCGTGTTACTGTGAAAGTCTATCATGCTAAACCCTCCCTTATATCTTTATTTACTTGCTTAATCCATTTTGACATTTTATCGTCTTGCTCTTCCTTTGCTGGCTCAAACTTCGGGCACGTGTAAGGCTCGTTTATAGGACTAACTGAATCAATCTGCCAATCTCCTAGCTCTTGGCTTTTATAATCTCCGCCGTCTGAGTCATAAGCAATCTGCCAAGCCTCTTCCTCGTTCTCCGCTTCGATATCAAGATAAACATAATTAACGCTACTAGCTAAAATTCTGTATTTATTCATGCTTTCTCCTCTGCTTGCTCAATAGCCCAATCAGTCCACACGCTAATTGAATCCCAGTTAATACCCACGTTGCAATCTGAATACTTAGCCATTAAGTAAAGTACATCCCTTGCAATATCGTCTGATATCTCCTCGCTAGAATTGTCTTGAATATCGCTTATATGCCACCAGTCAGCGTGCCAATCGGGGTCAGTGAGCCTAGCTATATCCTCCGCACGTGGGAGGCTCTGACCCTCTTTTAAATCAATTTCTATAATGTGTTTCATGCTTCCTCCTTGTGAGCTTCTGCGATTTCGTGCCAGTTGACCTCATCTAGAAATGCCATAGCGTAATCAAATGCCAGTGATTCTTGAGGGCAATCGATTTCTAATAGTTCGATGGCTCGGAACTTAAAATCGTCGGCTTCCATCCCTTCGTATTCTCCATCGTATCCAGCATCGAACATTTCGAGATTAACTCTCCAAGTTGCGTAGTTTGTCCATCCGTTGTATTTTTTATCGTTCATGATTAAACCTCGAAAGTTAGTGAGTTGCCATTAAAGGGGATAGTTTGACCATTGACATCGACAAACCATTGATGTTTGCGTTGATATACAGAATAGGCATTGTTTGTAAAATTATGGCTGAATTGATTCATACGTACTTTCGTTGTACGGCTAAACCATCCACCAGTTTGTAAGGTGATGACATTGCCAGCCTTACGAGCGACTGGAGTGCCTCTGTAATAGCCTACTAGTGCTCCGTCTCTGTCGGTTGCTGTGGTAGTTTCTACGCCTTGAAATTTGTATAAGTTAGTCATGATTAGATAATTCCTTTAGATGTTAAATAAAATACTACTTGAGCGACTACGAATAAAGCGATTGTAAGTATTACAGCTTGCCAGTTCTTCATTTTATAACCCTTTCAAATATTGTTTAACTTCTTTTGTATCACTCTTAGACAACTTCAAACCTTGTTTAAACCTTTGAACCATTAGTTCCATTCTATTATTAGCATTAGAACTAGCCCATTCTGTATCACCGAAAGCCCTAGCCTTCTCTTGCGGTGTCAGTTCTAAGCGTGGCAGTCCTAACTCTTTACGAATCTTCATTTCTGCTTTTAGTTCTGTGTATGTTCTCATAATCTTTGTTTGTATAAAAATTTTTAAAATCAATCTATGACTCAAATTTAACTGAAAAAGCTACATAAAAAATAAGTAAAAACCCTAGGTTTTGCCTGTTTTCGTTTCATAATGTGAGAAAGATTAGTGTTTTACCTTGTTTTCGTCTATTGCATTAAGAATAGCCTGAGCCATTACTAAGGCTTTATCGCTGGAGATGTCCTCAAACATTTCGCCAACCATAATATAAGCCCTATGCAATCTCATAGCTTCGCGTTGTTCTAGGGTAATTGCGGGGGTGTTGTCTGTTGTATTCATAATAGTGTCGTTAGTTCCATAAAATTTTGTAAGGGTGTTTCTTTACTATAAGACAAATGAAAAGCTCTTTTGTGAGGGCTTACTATAAAGACGATTGAGAACGCCAAAACTCAGGGGAATACTTAATAACATTTAGTTATAAGTGATGGGAATAGCTACTCAATATTGATATAAGTCTGAGAAGGGCTTGAGAGTGCTAAGTCTTTGAATAATAATGCTGAGCTACTTTCTGCCTAATAAAGAGGCACTGCTTAAAAACTAGGCAGTAAAACTTCACAGGTCTTCACAGACTGCGCAGGTGCTCGACATCAATTCATCAGCCCTCTTCAGTTCTAGGGATGGGGCTGGGTAGAGCTGGGGAGGATTCTCCCTAGAGATATAGGGTAGGGAGGGGGCAAAAAGAATTATTATAGTTTTTATATAACGCTATTTATAACGCTGACATAACTTTTAAAAAAGGGGGTAGTATCCGCATAGAGAAGTCTAGGAAGACTGCAGAGTTACTAGGCAGGGCTAACCTGTGCTCGGTAGCCTGTGGAAGATGTGCTCGAAGCACTGTGAAGAGCTGAAAAGTTCTCTTTGCCCTATAGTACTACATAGATAAAGACATCTTAGTAGCTACTTAGTAATAACCTTTAATAGTAAACTCTATAAAATACTTACTATACAGAAACTAAAAAGAACTACTAAGATACTATACAGTATATAATAGCATACATTTTTAGATTTGTCAAGTACTATCTTTGTTGTCCCTCTTTAAAATAAAGCTTGACTTTTAAACAATCCTGTGTTATAATGACCCCACAAGTAAAGGAACGTATGACAAGGCGTAAAAAGAGAGATTTAAAAGCTGAAGGTAAATGGTGGTCGGATACTCAGAAACTTGAGGCTGCTACTACATTCTTAGCTTTAGGCAATGGCGCACAGACTGCTGCTGTCTTAGACATACCCTTAGCTACCTTTAATCGTTGGCGTTATGCTGACTGGTTCAAGAAGATGGTTGATGACCTTAAGTCTGAAGATAACTTAAAGCTAAATGCTAGGTTAACTAAGATTGTGTCTAAAGCTTTAGATGTGACTGAGGACCGCTTAGAGAAGGGTAATTATCAATATGACCCTAAGACCTCTGAGCTAATTCGTGTCCCTGTCAGTTTAAAGGATGCTACCAAGGTCGCTAATGATATGTTAGCTCGTAAGGACATCATTGAAGATAAGCCTATACAGGAGCAGATAGAGCGTACTGTAGACGATAGACTAGCTAAGCTTGCTGAACAGTTCCGAGCCTTTGCTAAGCCTAAAACAACTGAAAAAGATATTACACCTCAACCTTTGGTAATCGAACATGCCCCGCAAGGAACCACGTAACTACAAACAAGAATATAAAGACTACCATGGTACTGGGACTCAAAAGAAGAACAGAGCCTCCAGGAATGGTGCAAGAGCTGAGATGGCTTCTGCTGGTAAGGTCTCCAAAGGTGATGGTAAAGAAGTTGACCATAAGAAACCTTTAAGTAAAGGCGGTAGTACCTCTAAGAGCAACCTTCGAGTTGTAAGCAAGGCAGTAAATAGAAAAAAAGGTAATAGAACGAGTGGAGCTAACAAGTGAAGTCATTGAAGGTTTTAGTAACGCCTGTCTAGTTAAGAACTATGATTCGGCTACGGAGACCCCAGAATTCCACAGAGAACTGTGGAGCTTGTGCTGCCATAAAGACAAGTTTGTTGCTATTGCTGCTCCTCGTGGTCATGGTAAATCTACTGCCGTCACTTACGCATATTGTCTTGCAGAAGTACTATTTCGTAGGTCTAAGTATGTCTTGATTGTCTCAGACAGCTTTTCGCAAGCTGGTTTGTTCTTAGGTGATATTATTAAAGAACTCAGGGACAATGAAGACATACATGGTTTATTTGGCAACATTGAGTTGACAAAGCAAACCGAAGATGATATAATAGGTAAATTCGATGATGGTCATACATTTAGAATCCAAGCCAAAGGCTCTGAACAAAAGCTTCGTGGTTTGAAATGGTTGAACAAACGTCCAGACTTAATCATCTGTGACGATATGGAATCTGATGAACAGGTTCTAAATAAGGATAGACGTGAAAAGCTTCGTAGGTGGTTTTACTCAGCTCTTATCCCTGCTCTGTCAGTTACAGGAAAGATTCGCATAGTAGGTACTATTTTGCACTTAGACTCCCTTCTTGAAAGGTTGATGCCTGAGTCCCAATTAGCCTCACTAGGCACTAAAGCTTTAAAAAATCTCATTACTGAAGATTTAAAGCAATTTACAAATTATAAGACTTCTTGGTTATCCATTAAGTATCGTGCCCATACAGATGACTTTAGTAAGATTCTGTGGCCTGATAGGTGGAACAAGAAAGCTTTAGAAGAGCGTAAAGCCCAATACGTCGCACAAGGGTTAGCTGACGTATATTCTCAAGAGATGCTTAACGTACCTCTTGATGATGCTAACGGATTCTTTAAAAAGAGTGACTTTGCTCCTTTAAAAGATGAAGATAGAAAAAAGAATTTAAATTACTACATTGCTTGTGACTTAGCTATTAGTCAAAGGCAACATAGTGATTACAGTGTTTTTGCTGTGGCAGGGATGGACGAGAATCAGCACTTGCAGTGTGTGAACATCGTTCGTGATAGAATGGATGCGATGCAGATAGTAGAAACCATTCTTGCCCTCCAGCGAACTTACAACCCTGAGTTGTTTGGAGTCGAGGCAGGTACAATCCAGAAGTCTATCGGACCATACCTTAACGAAGCAATGATGAAGCAGGACACATTTATCAACTTAGTTTTACTCAAGCCGTCTGGTGATAAGTTGAGTCGTGCAAGGTCTATGCAAGCTCGTATGAGAGCAGGAGCCGTCAAGTTTGACAATTCTGCTGATTGGTATCAAACTTTTGAAGATGAGCTGTTGCGGTTTCCTAGAGACAGACACGATGACCAGGTCGACGCTTGGGCCTACATTGGGTTACTCTTAAACCAGATGCAAGTAGCCGCTACTCAAAGTGAAGTTGATGAAGAAGAATTCAGGGTTGCCTTACACGATTATGGATACGACCAACAAGGCAGAAATGCTACGACAGGCTATTAAGAATAAATGAAATTACAAAACGAATTTAACTTAGATGATATTGTCTCTTCCCCTAACATCGCTGAGATGCTAGACGAGGCTGACCTCAATACTATTAGCTACAACGTCTACAAAGGATTTCAAGCTGACTTGGAGTCTCGTTCTGCTTGGGAGAAACGTACTGAAGATGCTATGAAGTTAGCTCTTCAAGTAGCTGAAGCTAAGTCCTTTCCTTGGCCTGGGGCGTCCAATGTCAAATTTCCGCTTATTACTATTGCTGCTTTGCAGTTTCATGCTCGCAGTTATCCCGTACTTATTAATGGGGAGACTCCCGTACAGTGTCGTGTAATCGGTGACGACCCTACTGGTGCTAAAGAGCAACGTGCTCATCGTGTAAGCCAGTTCATGTCTTACCAAATTCTTGAGCAAGACACTACTTGGGAATCTGAGATGGATAGAGTTCTTATCTCTCAGCCTATCGTAGGTTGTGCTTTTAAGAAATCTTACTTTGACCCAATCTTAAAGTATAACGTCTCTGAGCATATCCTTGCTAAAGACTTTGTTGTAAACTACTGGACTAAGCATTTAGACACGTCCCCACGCATTACCCAAATCCAATACCTATCTAAGAACGACATCTATGAGCGTGTAGCTCGTGGTTTATGGTGCGAAATGAAGGAAGGCCGTCCTGCTGCTGTTCCTCAGTCAAACATGACTTTGGCTCAGAACAAAGCTCAGGGTATGTCTGCTCCTGACTCTATTGACGACAGCACTCCTTACGAAATCCTAGAACAGCATACCTTTATTGACTTTGATGGTGATGGTTACGCTGAGCCGTACATTATTTGGATGCGTCGTGATACTAAACAAGTTCTCCGCATTGTAGCTCGTTACTTTGATACTTCTGTTGAAAGAGATGACAAAGGTAATGTCCTTTCCATCCAAGCAGAAAGCTATTTCACTAAGTTCCCTTTCATTCCCTCACCTGATGGTGGTTTCTATGACCTCGGTTTCGGAAGCCTTCTTGGACCACTTAATCAGAGTATCGATACCCTTCTTAACCAGCTTATTGACACAGGTACGATGGCTAATACCGCAGGTGGCTTCCTCAGTCGTGGAATCAAGCTCAGAGGCGGTAACTACAACTTCGCACCTTTAGAGTGGAAGCATGTCGATACGACAGGCGATGACTTACGTAAAGGTATTATGCCTTTACCTGTTAGGGAGCCTTCTCAAGTTCTGTTTACATTACTTAGTATGCTTATCAACTATGGTGAACGTATTGGTGGCTCGGTTGACATCTTGTCTGGTCAAAACCCAGGTCAGAATACTGCTGCTGAGACTACAAGGACAATGGCAGAACAAGGAATGAAGATTTTTTCTGGTATCTTCAAGCGTACCTACCGTAGTCTTAAAGATGAGTTCCGTAAGCTGTATCGCTTAAATCAACTGTACCTACAAGGTATCGAAGATTACAATAGCGACCAAGGTCAAAACTTTATTGATGCTGATGACTTCTCAGGTCCTGTATCTGATGTACGTCCTGCAGCAGACCCTAACATTGTTTCAGACACACAACGTATTCAACAGGCTTCTGCCTTGCTTCAGTTAGCAAGCACAACTCCTGGTATGAATATGTATGAAGTTCAGAAGAACTACCTCAGAGCAATGAAGGTAAACAACATTGAACAAATCCTACCAGACCCACGTGGCCCTAACGCTATTAAGCCAGGACCATCTGAGAAGGTACAGATTGAACAAATGAAAATGCAAACTAAGCAAGCCGATATGCAAATGCAGTTCAAACTAGGCATGATGAAGCTTATGAAGGATGTTGAAATCAACCAAGCTAAGATTCACAAGTTAGAAGCAGACGCTATCCTTGCTGTAGAACAAGCAGGTGGTGTTAAAACTGGTCATGATATTGCGATGCTAGATGCTCAAATAGGAGCAGCTAAAGCACACAATGAAGGAATTCAATCTGCTTTACGAGCCATGATGGACCTCGAAAAGCACATGAATGATATGTCTCAACCCGCACAGGTAGAGGAACAAAAACCAGAGATGTAACAAGGAGGTAGTATGGCTATTGTAGTAACAGAGCCTGAGTTTAATGAATGGAAAGCAAGTCGTGTAACACAAGCCTTTATGAGGGCAATACACAACGACAGAGAGTGGTTAAAAGAAATGTTGTTAGCAGGAACCGAAGATGATGCGAGTATTCGAGGACGAGCAGCAGCATGTACAGCTATTCTAGCTTTAGATTACAACGAGTTAATGAATTCAGTAACGGAGAAGAAGGATGACTAATGTGTCTGGTATTACTCCAGTATTTGATAGGATTTTAATTAAGCCTCTCGAAGTGGAAGAAAAGACAGCAAGTGGAATCATTATCTCTACTGCAGAGACCAGCGAGCGAGAACAGCTTTCAAATACTACAGGTGAGATTATTGCCTTAGGTGAAGAAGTTCCAGACGGTGTTGTTTCAGTAGGTATAAGAGTTGGTTACGCTAAGTATGCTGGCTTGATGTACAAAGGTAAAGATGGCGTGGCTTATCGAATGATTAACTACGACAACTTAGTATGTAAATTAGATGATGACATGAAGTTGATTGACCCACATCTAGCACAGGGAAGAAAACCATGAGTGAAGAAATACAACAAGAAGCACCACAGGACGCTCCAGAAGCTCCTCAGTACGAGTCCGAAGCAAGGGCACAGGGCTGGGTAGCAGCAGATGAGTTCCGTGGCTCTGAGAGCGATTGGGTTGATGCTGAGACGTTTGTACGTCGTGGCAAAGAAATTATGCCAATCCTTCGTAAGAACAATGAGAAACTGCTTAAAGAATTAGGTGAAGCTAAAAAGATGGCTGAAGAAGCACGTGAAACTGCTAAAGAGTTTCGTGAGTTTCAAAAGCAACAATTTGAGCGAAAGACCAAAGACTTGGAAAGTCAGCTAGAGAATCTGAAACAAGCTAAGCGTGAAGCAATTACGCAAGGCGATGGTGACAGAGCAATAGCGATTGACGATGCCATGGATGCTATTAAAGAAGAGCGTTTAGAAGCAAAACAAGACTTAAAAGAAGCTGAAGAAAAAGCTAAAGAAGTTCCACAAGTCACTACTGACCCAATCCTAAATTCATGGATTGAGAAGAATGACTGGTTTGGTAAAGATACAAGAATGACTGGTATTGCTAATGGATTAGGTGTTGAACTCCGTCGTGAGAACCCTAGCCTTAACGGTCAAGCCTTCTTGGATAAACTAGATGAGGAGCTTACAGCAATGCTACCAGAGAAGTTTGGTAAGAAACGAGTACAGAATCCAATGGAAGGCTCCTCTAATGGGACAGCTAGACCATCAGTGGGTACTGGAAAGAAATCTTACAACAACTTACCTGCAGAAGCTAAAGCAGCGTGTGATAAATTCGTTAAGCAAGGTCTTATGACCAAAGAAGCTTATGTTGCAGAATATGAATGGGATTAAGGGAGAAAGAACATGACTGAAATTAAAAAAGAAGTTAAAGCTGTACCAGAGTCTACTAAGGTAGAGCGTCCACGTGAACGTAAAAAAGGCGTATTTAATGGGACTCAAGGTAAGCTGCAAGTAGGAAACCAAATTGAAGGGTATCACTTGCATATTTTCAATGACACGCCTGGACGCATCCAGAATGCCACTGAAAACGGTTATGAGTTTGTTCACCCTAGCGAGGTAGGTGGCGTTACGGATAATGTTACATCACGTAACACCGATGTAGGAGATAAGGTTAGGTTCTTAGTAGGGGCTGGTGAGAAGGGCGACCCAATGTATGCTTACTTGATGAAAATCAAAGAAGAGTGGTGGCTTGAAGACCAACGTCAATTACAAGAGCGTAACGACAAAACCGATGCAGCAATCCGTGGTGGTAATACACCTGGCGTAGACTCCACAGGTTTCTACAATGCTGGTATTAAATTTTAAAACTTTCTAATTAAGGAAAAAAAATGGCAAACGTAAATGCCGTAACAGGATTGTCGCCAGTTGGCACAATCACTGGTGCACCCTTTAACGAGCAAGGCGTACTTTACGCTATCGCTAACGACGCATCTAACACATACGCTATTGGCGATGTTGTGAAGTCTGCTGTCGGTAATGATGCTAATGGTGTTCCCCTCGTTACTAAAGCTGTAGCTGCTTCCGTTCCACTAGGTGTTATTGCTTCCATTCGTGTAGCTAACCCAGGTGTTTCATTGCAAGGTACTAACTTAAACTTAGCACAACTCTGGATTGGTTTATCATCTGGTTCATATACCTATGTTTATGTTATCACTGACCCTGCTGTAGTTTTCTCTGTTCAAGCTAACGCTTCTGCAGATACTAAAGTTGGTGCTACTGCTGTTCCAACAATCACTGCTGACCAGACTTCAACATTGGCCCAGTCTTCACCTTTCTCAAGCACTTATGTAACTTGCGATAGCTCTGCTACTGCAGCTTCCATGTTCCAAGTTGTTGGTCTCTACCAAGAGCCAACCAATGTTCCTGGTGCTTACAATAACGTTTTGGTGAAGTTTAATAAACACCAATATTTACAAGCCTTCGGCGCTTAATAGGAGAATAAAAAATGGCTGGTGTAATTACAACTGGTACACACCCAAAGGCTCTATGGCCTGGTGTTAAAGCTTGGTGGGGTCAAACTTACGACGAACATCCTGAAGAATATATTCATTTGTTCGACAAAGATACTTCACATCAAAACTACGAGGAAGACGTTCAGTTAACTGGATTTGGTCTTGCTCCTGTTAAATCTGAAGGTCAAGGCGTTCAGTATGATTCAGAAGTTCAAGGTTTCGTAACTCGTTACACACACGTTGCATACGCTCTTGGTTACATTGTAACTAAAGAAGAGTTGGATGACAATTTGTATGAGCAAGTTTCTAAGCGTCGTGCTGCTGCTTTAGCTATGTCTTTCCGTCAAACCAAAGAAAATATTGGTGCTAACGTTTACAATCGTGCGTTTAATGCTACCTACACAGGTGGTGATGCTCAACCTTTGTGCTCTACAGCTCATCCAAATACTTCTGGTGGTACTTTTGCTAATACCCCTACTGTGTCTGTTGACCTCTCCGAAGCTTCTTTGGAAGATGCAACAATCGCAATCATGGGTTTCCAAAATGACCGTGGTTTGTTGATTAACGTAATGCCACGTTCTTTGATTGTAGCTCGTCAAGAATGGTACAACGCTAACCGCATTCTGAAGTCTGTATTCCAATCAGGTACTGCAAATAACGATATCAACGTTCTGAAGGCAACTAATGCCATCCCAGAAGGTATCACTATGAACCATTACCTCACAAGTCCTCATGCTTGGTTCTTGCGTACTAACATCCAAAATGGTATGAAATACTATGAACGTGTTGGTATCACATTTGACCAAGACAATGACTTTGACACTATGAATGCTAAAGCTAAAGGCTATGAGCGTTATAGTTTCGGTTGGTCAGACCCACGTGCTGTGTATGGCGTGAATGGTCCTTGATGACTAAATAGTTCTTTACAAGAGAACTAGATTATGTTATAATGGTGGGGTTAGGAACTTAAAACGTTTCTTTCCTCACCGCCTTACTAGGAATAAATAATGGACTATCCAATTATTAAAGAGCCTAAGAATGCAGTTGTTAAAGATAAGCCTAGTAATATGGCTGCTCCAAAAGCAAAAGCACCAAAAGGTCTCGGTAACACCCAAGCAGTAGAGAATCAAGGCGGTCAGTTGTCTGGCGTTAAAAAGAAACGCATGACTCCTGTAGCTAGTATTAAAAATCACTCGTAACACTTTCTTATCCTAAACGTCTTAATTGACGTGAACCCATCACTTTTAGGAGATACAAATGGGCACACCAACAAGATTTACATACGGTCTTGCCACCGTTGCTAAAGGCAAACCACTAGGCGATTATCCTTTGCCAGACCCTTTCCATACATCTTCTGACTCTGGTCTTGATGTATTCACTTATTCTAATGACTTTGTAGACCTCGGTAATACTGCTTCACGCACAATTACTGGCGGTGCTGCTTTTGCATTGGCTGACGGCTTAAACGGTATTGGTGTTTTGACACCAGTATCCGCTACTGCTGCTTCTGTGTATCGTACTGCTGCTTCGTTCCAGTTTATTGCAGGCAATAAGTTCTGGTTCTTACATCGTATCAAAGCTTCTGCTATTGCAGGTGCTATGGTATTGAACTTTGGTATGTCTAAAGTTAGTGGCGGCACTATTGCTACTACTGACCGTTTATACTTTACCAAACCAGCTTCTTCAACTTCTTTGAACTTGGTTTCTGTAGTTAATAACGTTTCTACAACATTGCTTACAGGTATTACTACTGTTGCTGCTGATACGTACCTTGACGTAGGTTTCTACTACGATGGTACTGACTTGCAAGTGTTTGTTTCTGACAACATGATTGCTCGTGTATCAGGTGTTACTATCGGTTCTGCTAGTACTACTATCAGTAACGCTTTAATGTCGCCTTTCTTTGGTCTGACTCCAGTTGCTACCGAGACAGTTACTATCGACTACGCTATTATTGCCGAAGAAACTACACGTTAATAAGGGGCTACTATGACAACTACTACATCGATTCAAACGTTAGTAGACGGCCCACGTAACGTAGTTATTAAGTATGAAGGTACTTTAACAACGACTGATGCAACTTATAAACAAATCGTTCTTCCTTCTTTATTAAGTGATTTTGATATTAACGGAGTAAAGGCTAATCGCCTCCGTATTAACAAAATTATTTATGACGTAGAAGACCTTTTGACAGTTAATTTATTATGGGAAGATACAACTCCTTCTAGTAATAAGATTATCTGGAACTTAGCAGGTCGTGGTAAAGTAGATGCTTTCCGTTTTGGCGGTATCATTAATAATGGTACACCAGCACCTACAGGCGGTATTACTTCAAGCTTCGACTACGAAGGAACAGCACAAACGTTGACTTTTACAATTATTCTTGAGTTGGTTAAGCAACACACATGATGAACACTAATCTTAACGCTAAGGAAATCCAATTAATTGCCACCATCACTCGTGCTGACGGTAGTGTGGAAGAACTTGGCGTTATAGATTATTATCATCAGAACCCAATCAAGAAACTTATCTGGAGAATTAAAAAATGGCTACATTACTAGTCAATACAGGTAGGGCTATTATTACCAGCCGTCTAAATAGCGGTGGTACTGTTCCTCAATATGTCGGGTGGGGAACTGGTGCAGGTACTACTGGTGCTACGGATACAACATTATTTACTGAGGTACTTCCACGAGTTAGTGGTACAGTTTCTCAGCAAACAACATCAACAACTAATGATACATTTCAAGTAGTAGCAACACAGACTGCTGGTACAGGTGAAACAATCACCAATGCTGGCTTATTTGACGCTTCTACTTCTGGTAATTTGTTTGTTAAAGGCGACTTTACTGGTATTGCTTTAAATAGCGGTGACAGTATTGCTTTTACATTCAAAGTTCAATTTAGTTAATAAAGGCATTAAATGGCTCTCGTTCTAGCTGATAGAGTAAAAGAATCGTGTACTAGTCCTGGTACTGGTACAGTTACGCTCTTAGGAGCGCAAACAGAATATCAATCTTTTTCGGCTGGAGTTGGAGCCAACAACACGACCTACTATGTTATCGCTGACCAATCTGGTGCTAACTGGGAAGTAGGTCTTGGTACAGTCGGTAGTGGAGGCACAACACTTGCTCGAACTACTGTACTGTCCTCTTCTAATTCAGGCTCACTGGTTAATTTCTCCAGTGGGACACAAGATGTATGGGTAGATTATCCTGCGTCTAAAGCAGTTCATTCTAGTAATAATCCAGGAACATCTGGGCAGGTACTAACTTCAGGAGGTACTGGTGTAGCTCCTACTTGGACAAATGCTGCTACAGGAACAGTTACTTCTGTAGGCGCAACTGCTAGTACAGGCATTAGTGTAAGTGGTAGCCCAATTACAGGAAGCGGAAGCTTTACTATTACCAATACCGCTCCTGACCAAACTGTTACATTAACTGGTTCTGGTTCTACTACAGTTACAGGTACTTACCCTAACTTTACAATTAGTTCTACTAGTGGCGGAAGCCCTGGCGGTTCTACAAATCAACTTCAATACAATAATTCTGGTTCATTTGGTGGATTATCTTCAGGCACAAGCGGTCAAACATTGGTTTCTGGAGGTTCTGGCTCTAACCCTGCGTTTTCTGCCAATCTTGTTGTTGCATCAAATAATGTAGATACCAGTGCAAATACAGGTGGTTTTATTCCTCCAAGCGGAACAACGGCTCAACGCCCAGCAAGCCCTGTAAATGGCACAACTCGTTTTAATACTACTACTAACGCATATGAAGTATGGAGCGGTTTAGTTTGGGTTGCACTTACATCACAATCTTATTCTGTTTCTTATCTTGTTGTAGCTGGCGGAGGAGGCGGTGGTTCTTCTGCTGCTGGTGGTGGAGGTGCTGGAGGATTATTAACTGGTACATCATCTTTAAATATTGGAACAACTTATTCTATTACAGTCGGTGCTGGCGGAGCTGGAGGAGTAGGCACAGGAAGTAATACTGCTGCACATGGCGCAAATGGTAATAATTCTGTTTTTAATAGTTTTACTGCTATTGCTGGCGGAGGTGGTGCTGGAGATGTGAATGGCGGTGGTGCTGGTAATGGTGGTTCTGGAGGTGGCGGTTCTTACATATTAACCTATGGAACAGGCACATCAGGACAAGGTAATGCTGGAGGTACTGGAGGCGGTACTTATGTAGGAGGCGGTGGAGGCGGTGCTGGCGCAACAGGAGGCAACTATTCTGGAACAACAGGCGGTGTTGGTGGTGTAGGTATTGCTTCATCAATTACAGGTTCTTCAGTTTATTACGCTGGAGGCGGCGGTGGAGGCGGTTATGTAGGAAATTCTGGTGGTGCTGGAGGTAATGGCGGAGGTGGTGCTGGTGGAACATACACCACAGGAGTTTCAGGAACTGCAAACACAGGCGGTGGAGGCGGTGGTTCTGGTAACAATTCAACTAATGGTGGAGCAGGTGGTTCTGGTGTTGTTATCATTTCAGTACCTACAGCCAACTATTCTGGTACTACATCAGGTTCACCTACAGTAACAACTAGCGGTTCTAATACAATTATGAAGTTCACATCATCTGGTTCTTATACAGCTTAAAAGGAAATAAAATGTCACATTATGCAAAAGTAGTTGATGGAAAAGTAGTTCAGGTCATTGTTGCTGAAGCCGATTTTTTTAACACATTCGTTGATTCTAGCCCTGGCGCTTGGATTCAAACTTCTTACAATACTCGTGCTAATCAGCATCCTGAAGGCCGCCCTTTGCGTGGTAACTATGCTGGTATCGGTTATACATACGACCAAAAGAACGATGTATTCTATGCACCACAGCCTTTCCCAAGCTGGGTATTAAATGAATCTACTTGGACATGGGAAGCCCCAACAGCTATGCCTACGGATGGTAAGATTTATACATGGAATGAGTCTACAAAGACTTGGGTAGCAGAAGCAACAACAGCTTAAGGAAAATTATGTTAATTGCAAAAGTAAACGGAACCGCAGTAGAACAAATCGGTGATTATCGTGATTTATTTCAAGGTGTTGCTTTTCCACATACAGGACCAACAGCCGAGTGGTTAGCTGCTAACTCTTGTATGCCTGTAGGTGCAAAATTGCCTTATGACCCTACTACACAGGTATTAGCTCAAGTTGCTCCTTATATTCTTGATGGTGTTGTTTATACTTGCGAAGCACAACTAATGGATACTGAGCAAACTGCTGAGTATCAAAAAAACATGGTTAACGTTAATAGAGATAAAGCACAAGAACTATTAAAGCAGACTGATTGGTCAGAAATTCCTAGTGTTACTAATCCTGCCAACTCTCACTATTTAGTTAATGGGGCTGCTTTTGTAGATTATCGAAATGCTTTAAGAGCAGTTGCTGTAGCACCTACTTATAACGCAGTATTTCCTACTGCTCCTGTAGAACAATGGAATACAACTGTTAGTGCCTAATGTTTGGTAATAACCCAATATCTTCTGCACCTTTTACGAGTCTTAGCAGTAAGCTCGTAACTAAGCTATTAAGCGTTCTAAGTACCGCTATGGTTACTATAAATCGTGTTGTATCTTATTTAAAAACATTAAGTATTATTAGCACTTCTGTAGTTACTATCAGCCGTGTCTTAGCTTATTTAAAGACACTTAGTGTTATTAGTACTTCTACAGCCTCTTTAACAAAGCTGGTAAGCTATTTAAAGGTTTTGACAGTATCTGTATCCAGTACAGTGTCAATTGCTGCTGGTAAAGCTTATTTAAAGGTTTTAAGCGTACTTTCTACAGCAGTTGTTAGTATAGGAATACTACGTGGTAAGTTATTATCTGTAACAAGTACAAGCATTGTTTCTATACAACGGGCTATAGGTAAAATACTGGCTACTGTGGTAGAACACACCATTGTGGTGCTTACTTCTGCAGCGCAGCACTTAGTAGGTTTTGTTGTCTCTATAGGAGCTACTGTATCTATTAACAGAGTATTATCACTAACTAAACTTATTTCTGTAATATCTACCTCTACTGCGTTTATTTTAAAAGCAGTAAGTAAAAACTTAACTGTTTCTATTACTGCAGCAGTGTCTTTAATTAAGGCTGTTGGTAAGCTAATAAAGGTAACTGTAACAGACACAGCTACTATCACTACTCAGAAGTTTATCTCTAAGGTATTGACAGTAGTCTCTACAGCAACTATTTCTTTAAAACATGCTTTAAATATGTTGCTTTTTGTAGCAAGCCATGGTATAATATCTATTAGTAAAGGCTTAAGCAAAACTATTACCGTTGTTGTTAATAGTACAATTTCTATTCTGGCTGGTGTTTCTCCTCTTTTTGGAGCCGTGGCTAAGAACACTTTCTATGCTATAAGCCGTATTCGGAATATAGCTCTAGTTAAAATCAGAACAATCTTTTTGGATAAAAACAATGGCTAATTCCTTTACTTATAAAATTCTTAATGAAAATGAATTGTTTTCATTTGATTATTCACAGGTTTTACAACCTAATGAAACAATCGTATCTGCTGTAGCTGCTGTGCTTTTAATGAATGGCGTAGACCCAACACCGTCTGCTATTTTATCTGGTTCTCCTATTGTCAGTACTCCTAAAGTATCCCAACGTATTATTAATGGTTTAAATGAAGTTACTTATCGTTTAGAGATGACAGCAACTACTAATCAAGGAAACATATTTACAGCAGTGGGTGACATAACTACTTACGACGCTAGCAACGTATGAGTTATTTTCCGAGATATGACCGAGGAGATTGGTCAGTCCTTTGTGATGCTTGTGGGCGCAAAATGCGAGCAAGCGACCTTAGACAACGCTGGGATGGTCTTAAGGTTTGTCCAGAAGACTGGGAACCAAGACAGCCACAAGACTTTGTACGAGGTGTCGCAGACTATCAAGCACCTCCTTGGACACGTCCTGAGCCAGCAAATCAATACCTTAGAATATTTTCTATAAGTAAAGAAGTAAATGGCTATCCGCCAAACACATACACATTAGGATAACACATGGGCATTCCTTTATATACCAATAACGCATACTCAGCACTAGCTGTAGCAATTATACCAACAACAACAACAATTCAACTTACTGCAGGTACAGGTCAGTTATTTCCTTCTCCTACAGGTGGTAATTACTTTTACTTAACTTTGATTAGTATTAGTAATCCAGAAACAATGGAAATTGTGCAATGTACAGCTAGGTCTGGAGATATTTTAACTGTTGTTCGTGGTGCTGAAGGAACACAACCTAATACTTTTAATATTAGTGATAACGTACAATTACGCATTACTGCTGCTGGTTTAAATACTTTTGCTTCACCAATTATTCCTGCTACTAATGTTACTTATGTTCCATCAGGTACTCTAACAGCTACTAATGTACAAGCTGCTATCGACCAAGTAGAAGCACAACTTAGTGCTATTCCTGTTAAACAAGAGTATCAAACTGCAACAGCTAGTCAGACTGTGTTTACTATTAATACTTTTACTTATGTTATAGGCTCTAATGGATTATCTGTTTATGTTAACGGAAGCAAACAAGTTAAATCTTTAAACTATACTGAATCATCTACTTCAACTGTTACTTTCTCTACTGGCTTAAATGTCGGAGATATAGTTGAATTTATAAATATATAATAAGGAATAGGCATGACAACTTTAATCCCAAAATTTGAGCAAACAAGCTCCACAGTTAATAGAGCTATTAATCTAAAGTTACAAGAATCTGTTTCTGTAAAAGACTTTGGTGCTGTAGGCGATGGCTCAACAGACGATACAACTGCTATTCAAGCAGCTATTACTGCCAACCCAAATGGTACAGTATATTTACCTGCTGGTACTTATAAAATATCTTCTGTGTTAAATATTACTGCATCTACCACTTTAGTAGGTGCTGGTATTAATGCTACCTTTATTTCACAAAGTACAAACTCAACAGGAATATTAAATTTTACTGGTACTTTTGGTGGTTTTAATAACTTAGCAGTATCTTATTCAGGAACTCCTGTAAGTGGGGCAACCGCAGTAAATAGTACTGCTGGTTCTTTACATGCTAGTGATTTTGCTATTAATAGTGCTTATATTGGTTTAAATATTAATACTAATGCATCTCAATACTTTACTAGATTTTACATTAATAATTATGTAGAGATTGGAATTGGTTTAGATAACGTTAATGATATTTATTTTAGTCAGTTTATTTTAAATGCAGGTAG